CAGGTCGTCCCCTTCATGTCTCAGTTCGTGAAAGCGGAGCCCGAGGAGCCTAAGAAGTTTTTAGGCTTCCTCTGGTCCGAGTATGGCTGGCGGCTCGGCCAGCAATCCTACCTTAGCAAGACTTATCTGAACGAGCGAGCGCCAGGCTCCAATTTCAGGAAGTATCCTTGCTTCGGTTGGGTCGAGAAACGCAAAGTCTACCGCGCGTTCGGCATGCCCGAGGTTGCGAGAGACGTGTACCCGTATGAGAACTCTCTCCTTGAGAAGTTCGCGCACGGGTGGGAAGGTGTCGAACGCGAGGCGGTGATCGAGAGGTCACGCCTCGCCAACGAAGCTTCCATCTATCAGAACGCCAACTGGCTTCTGGGTAAGGACTATTTGCTCTCACCCGAAGAGAAGTTGGCTTCCGGTCAGTTTGAAGGGTTGCGGCCCTCGGAAACCGCAGTATACCTGAAAGCCCTAATCGGAAAGGAATGGAGCTCTAAGCTCAATCTGTAGTATGAAAACTCAGTCCTACGCTTCACTACCTTCCGTCACCAGCCCGTGTGCTCACGTGCTGGGAACGGATGGCGTGAACGACGCGTATATCCCCCTGTACCCCGGCCTCTATCTCATGAGCGGGCCAAAAGGAGTTGGCAAAACGTCAACCTCCCTGGCTCTGTCCATGTCCGTAGTGACCGCGACGGCTCTAGCCACTCGCAGCGCTGCGGACGCGGCTGCTTATCTGCAACAGCAGAGAAGCAATCCTAATTCGAGCGCTGCCGCGGAGGTGGCCAAGGACGTCACTAAAGCGGTGGTCCACGACTCCTGTTATCGCGGACTCTTAGAACCGCGTGCGCAAGCAACAGCCTTCGAGATGGGCGTGTCCGATCAGGGCATGCTCAATCAAGGGGACGTATCACTATTCGCTGATCCGATCGCCGGCTTCACTAAGATCGTGGAGTCCGTAGCGGCCGGAGCACCTAAAGTAATCGTCCTTGACTCGGTTACGCACTTTCTTTCACTCTACGGCTATTGCCTTACGGTGAAGAAGAACGTGCCCGATACTACCCTCCCGGGTGGTATGCCTCGCTCAGCTATCTGGGCGACGCTGGCTATTGACGCGCTCGCTAGAGAGCAGCGAGTTGCGGTCGTTGCGACCGTAAACAGCGAGCTCTTCCCTCGAGTTGATATTCTTGAAGGCGCCTGCGAGGCTCAGATGGAGATCACTCAAGGCTATACTATCGTATATCGTGACCGAGGAGCCCGGAAGATGCGTGAGGTGCGCTTGAACAACGTCGTAACAGCGCAGGCTCTCTCGTCTCTCGGCTACTCTGCAAATCAAACTCAAATCAACCCCTTCACAATCTCGAGGATCCTCTGATGTATCGTCTGGCAGGTATCTGTGAAAAAGAGCTCTTTACCAGCATGTATGGCTGGTGCTCCACCGTCTATCGGGCTGGTAACGGGGGCCAGGGCCTCACTGCCCTAACCACCTCCTTCTTTAAGTCGTACTCGTTTAACCTGCGGCGGCGCGTCAGCGCTCTGCAGATCGACGAGATCGTAGGCCTCGGTTCCGAGGACGAGAAGTACACCGTCGGTTCGGACGTGCAAAAGGCGTTCGCGCACATCATGTGCCGTATCATGCACAAGATGGGGCACTTCGACCGTTATCCTGTGGTTCTTGAATACCACCGGACGAACCGCATCACGGTAGATGAAGCCATCGACCGCATGCTCAGCTCGCGCATCACGTTCCCTTCGATGGGTGACATGGGCGGCGAGTGGGCGACGTGTAATGAGATGATCTACTTCGTCAACGCGTTCATCGAGAACGTGATGGCACTGGAGTATCTCCGCAATACGTTTTCTGAGCGTATTAAGCTCGCCGTCAAGGACCTCGGCTTCCGCATCGCATCGGGCGCTCCGCTAACACAGGCGGAGCGCTCGGCTTACGTTGTGCTAAGCAACGTAGGCACGGGTTCTCCCGGTCGCAGCGCTTCAGCGCGCTACACCGCTGAAGAGGACAAGTCCGGTGGTCTGGCCATTGCTCAGATCGACGATGCTCACGTGGAAGCTACCTTCCGCGAACTGTTGTCGGTAGTAGAGCCGGGGCCGTTCCTTCGCTTTGGGCGCCTCACGTCGAACACCTCTATTCACGAGTTGTTCGCCTTGTTCCAGCCGCACGTGCAAACGTTGACCTTCTCCTACGTATGGACCCTTCCTTTTGGGCCGTTCACTCGCGTCGCAGCAGACTCGAGCGAAACGTTCAACTGGGATCGTGACATGCAGGTTAGCGCCTATCGCGAGGATCTGATGCGCGTCGCTACGTTCTACGGTCCTTCGGGCGAGCCCCGAGGATCGGAGGCCACATTCAGCAACGCATTCGAAACACCGGCGGTAATTCGCAGCGCGGCTGCTTCGCCTGGCGCTAAAGCGTTAGGCGCGCTGTCTTCCGTGGACGACAAGAGCTACGAGCTGGAGGTGCGCTTCGACACACCTGATCTCGTTATGCGCCTCAAAAATGGTTTTGAGAGCAAGACGAACCAGACCGTGTACGAGTGGTTCTCGCCTGTCTATAACCGCGTCGTATCCAACATCGAGCCGTACCAACGTTCGGCGACCGACCTGTTGACTGACATCGCCCTCCGCACCTCGGCGGCTGGCGACAATACGATGTCTCCTGCTACGCTGCTTACGTGGGATCTCATCGATCCTGCATCGTGGGCCCAGGGTACCGCGCTCCGCGAGTTGATCGTGGAGAACACCTCCTCGGGGTTCGACGAGCTAGTGGCGTTCAAGGAAACTTGGAACTCGAAAGAGCTCGTCAAGCGTACGGTGAACACTACTCCGTACTACACACGCCGTGGCCGCATTTTGGTGCGTCCGCCGTTCTACGAACTCGTGCGCGCGACGAAGCGTTACTTCTTCGAAGCGGAGCCCGAGGCTGAAACGTTCATTAAGCAGTTCCTCGGTCTGGGACGCGAGATGAGCGCGATCAATACAGACGCCGTGCGTGTTAGCCACGCAGCGGCTCGCTGGAAACGTTTGTTCGGGACCGACGCGTACAACAACCTACAACTCGAGGCGCTGATCAAGGCCCTCACCATCAACCAGGCTTAACATGGCAGGAAATATCGCAATCGAAGTCGGCCCGAAGAGGGTCGTATGCATGCCGGCTCCTAGCTTCGCTTTCGCGTACTGTTCGCGTTACGACAAAGAGGGCAAAACCCTCGACGTTGTATTCGCGCAACGCACACGCGAGGACGCCAGCGAGAACCGTGGCGTGCGTTACCTGTTCGCGGAGCTCCAAAAATCCGACGCGTACGCGTCCTGGGTGTTTATCGACACCTCGGACGTTCTAGACGCTACCGGAGGCGGAGTTAATCGCATGACACGTTACCGCTTCACGGTCGATGAGGCCGTGGCGGTAGCTGTCTCAGTCGGCACCGCCGTTGATGCCATGCGCAGCACTGCTCCTACGGAGCGGTACGAAGGCGAGGTGATCACGGACGATGTCGCTAGGTCGCTGTTTGGCATCGAAAAGGGGCTGCGAGGCCACAGCTAAC